ATGATCGAGAACGAAGTTGGATACGTATATTTCGTCAGAATGGGAACGTACGTGAAGATAGGCCACACGATGGACGTGGCCGCGCGGATGAAAACGATCCAAACGTCATGCCCTGCAGAGATCCATCTTATGACCTTCCTGAAGGACTGCACCGAGCCAGTCGAGATTCCGCCGCCGGTCGTCCGCAAGAATTTCTTCGACGCCGTCCTGAGTTCCCCTCTTGTCGTACAAAGGAGCTAGGAAATGACCGACAGTTGGCTAGACCGTGGCGTCCGGATGATCGAGGCGCTTGACCTTCAGTTGCCGGGTGATATGCCTCTTAGTGACCGGAAGAAGCTGATACAGGCAGAGGCGTGGCGGTTTCACGGCGGCACGTCGTGGGGCCAGAAGGTATGGCCGAAAGCAAAGCGCGCCTATTTCGGCAAGAAGTACGGCGACAGGCCCGCAGTCAAGGCAGGCGTGCCGGAGGGTCATCTGTCGCCGCTGGAGCGGCTTATGGCGAAGTCCGCCATCCGCCAGGACCGCCCCGCATGATCTCGCACCCTCAAGCCCGCTTCACTTTCTTTCTGGTGAAATACATTGGACTGCCATTGGTGGTGGTTGGGGTTGTTTATAGGGTGGGGCAGTGGGTTGGGCGGGCGGCGGGCTGGTGGTAGGCAACCGCTTCCAAAATGGAAGTAGTTCATTGTAGCAAATTACCGTGACTTTTCAAGGAATTATGCTAAGGTGGCGAGATGGAAAATGAGATGATCGAGCGCGTTGCCAAGGCTATTTGCGAAAGCAGCGGGCAGCCTTGGGTGTCGTCCAGTCTAAGCTATCGCGAGATTTGCGAGGGCTTTGCTATCGCCGCCATCGAGGCCATGCGCGAGCCTACCGAAGATATGGTCGAAGCATTCGCGGAAGCCGCCTCTGACGCTCGCGCAGCCGCCCGCGAGGAAAACCGTCTCAAGGACCGCCCGCATCCTAACGCCATCGCGGAATGCCAGTGGTTCCCACCAGCTTACCGCGCCATGATCGATAGTGTCACGCGCGAACTTCGAACGCTGCAGGAAGTCACCGAGAACCCGAGCGGGAAATGGACGCTGTTCCAAGATCGTGCATCCGCGCAAATAGGAGACGAATGAGCATGGACGATCTGACTCAGCACCCTAGCGTTCTGATGATTGGCCGACTGGCCGACTATCTCCTCCCGCTACTGGCTATCGAGGCTCACGATATCGATGACGTCATGACCTCGATGGCCTCCTACCTTGAGGAGGCGCGAAGGAGCGGCATCGAGGATTGCATCGAAGCCATCAAAGAGATCACGCCACCCGGCCACGATGCATTTGGCGCGTTAGCCGCCTGCCGCGATCTCCTGAGGGCCAGCAAGGCATCTTCTCAGCGTGGGGGAAGAGCATGAAACGCTAGACACGCACTCAGGCTGCTGGTACTATTTTCGCATAGGGGCCGCTTCAATGCGCCAAGAAACCGCCACCCGGAGGCAAATTTAACGGGTGGCGGTTTTCATTTCAACTCCCGCTCAAACGCAATCGTCCCCCTCACCCAGCAGGCCAGATAGAGCGGGGCAAGGAGCGGTCAGCCGTTAGCTTCTGCTGGGCTTGGCGCTGCGCCTCTCTGCGATAGTGGGCCTGGATCGGATAATCCTGAGCAGCCCAGATGCCGGAGGGATCATCGGCCGCGAATAGCGCGCGGGCGAGATCGTCTACCGCTTCTGCTCCGTGATCCACCGGAGCGAGCTTGTCGCCTGTAGGCAGTGCTCCAGCAGTTCGGTGTAGGTCAGGTCGCATACCTTGTGTCCGTTGACCATGAGCTCCCATTGCGGCGATTTCCCGTCTGTCGAGACACGAATGCGGATTTTGTCGGTCATAGAACACCCGTCCAGCGTCCGCGTTCATCGAGGGACATTGCTACCGGCACCACGCGGCCATGAACCAGGACAACGGTCCCGAGCTTTTCGGTGCCCTTGGAATAGGAGAAGAACGGATGCCGGGGATCGACAAGGCAGCCGGTGAACGCACCCCAGAAGAACTTCTCACCGATTTTGATATCCGGGGTCGCAACGCCAATGCGCGAATGGAAATGCCCGATCAGGAGGGAGAGATGACGCCCATGTTCTGCGGGGATTTCCTCAACGATGACGCGCTTGAGGCCGGCTGTGTCCCTGTGGCCGTGGCGAATGAGGATGTCGCCCATTCTGATGGAACTATGCCAGCTCCAGCCGATCGGCGCGTCCAGAAGATCCTCCACCGGCCTAAGGAAGGCGGGAGGAATGCGCCCGCGTGTTCTGGCTTTAGCCAGGCGACCCTCAACGTGGTTCGACACGCATGAGACGCCTTCGGGAAACTCCGCATAGAACGCTCGCATGAATGCTTGCGCGGCAGCCCACTCGCTATGCGATTGATCGACCTCGGGGAGTTTGGCGAAGTCGGAGAGCCAGTTCAAATCCACCTCGTCGCCGATGCAGACGGTGTTGAGGGGCTTGAACTTGTCCCGCACCGCACAGAGAAAGGCCAGCGCGTCCGGATGATGTGCGGGCGCCTGGAGATCGGGAACTATGAGGGTTACCCCCTCGGGGATAGTCCTTGACGTGAACCCGCCACGGCCTGGATCGAAGGTGGCGGCTTGGATGAAATTGCCTTTGATGAGGCGTTCGTAGACGGCGTTGTATTTGACTTTCAATCGTCGGGCCGTCTCGCGGATATTGCCGGTCTGCTCCCAATGGAGAAGCAAATCGGCATCGGAAAACTTGGGTGGAGCACCCATGCGGTTTGGTCCCTATGCTGTTGACGGGAGGGTCTATGGGATAGAGACTGCTGGCTGCTCTGCCTGTTTCGGCGGGAGCCCCTGAGCGCCGGGGGGCGGGCCGTCATACCGGACGCCGCCTTCATCGCCCACGGTGGCGATGACCTGGCCGTTCTCGCCAGCGCCGTCCTTGGCCTCTTGGAGGGCTCCAGCTTGTCCCGAGCTGTACGGCAGACGGTAATACACTGCTGGCCCGGCCTCTGGCTTCAGAAGCGCCCATATGGCCACGTCAATCTCGATATCTGCACCAACCACGACATACCGCCCCGGAGGCGGCTCCGTAACGCGCGGCGAGCCTGTGGGGGCATAGACGGCTAGGGCAGCAACCGTGACGGCCAGAGGAAGCGCCAAGGCCAGCCAGCGGCCAGCATACCATGCGAAGACACAAAGCAGGATGGCGAGGGCAAGCCAGTCGGTCGCGAGCAGGATCACTGCCTGCCCCAATACCAGCCGGCCGCAACAGAGACCGCCAAGAGCACGAAGCACCCCATGGCGGCATACCAATATGCGTCGCCCATGCCTCTGGCGAATTCGTCAATGGTCATTGTCCTGCACTCCTCAACGGCTTGAACACCTTGTTCTCCGAGCCGGGAACGAGATTGCCGTGCCCGTCCAGCTTGAAGCGGATCACGGTTCTCTCTTGCTTCGCCCGAATCTCCATGTCGGTCTTGTCGAGAAGCGCGCCATTAAGCGAAATCTCGACATGCACCATGACCGGAGATGGGATGCTGTAGCCGTGCAGATTGATGACGAACTCTCCGGCCGGTGTTGAGCGGGCAAAGACGCTCTCGCAATTGATCGGGCTATCGTCGTTCACGATGCCCATGTCGTCGCGCAGCAGAGCCCAGACCGGCCCGGATTTGCGGCTGTAGCCGACTGGCTTGGTGTCCTTGGGGTCGGATACCCATACGTCAACGTCAGTGGGGCCGGGAGGCCAGCAGGCAAGGACGGCGATGGTGCCGGGCGGCGGGAGCGCTTCCTGATCCTTCGCAATCGGGTTGATCTGCGCGAGGACCAGCACGACAAGCGCCGTGAGGCCCAAGAGCATGTTCATCAAAAGGTCGCGGACAAGGACCGGGGTCATTTCCAGGCCAGAAATCCGCAGGCGAAGAAATTCACCCAGCACAGCGCAGACGACAAAAGCACCACAAGCGCGCGGGCATAATCGCCACTAGAAAGCGCGGTGATCGCGGCGCAAGTCAGCGCCAGAGCAAGTACCCAATTGACGATGCACGGAACAACCAAAAACCATTTGACGTGGAACATCATTTTGCAGTTCCCTCTATCACCCATGCATTGACGCTGATCCAGAGCGCCGCCACAGCCCCTACAAGCGTGCTACAGAAGGCAACACCCATTCCGGCCAGCAGAGACGCGGCGACCTTCTGGACGCCCTCAGCGGTCCCAAGAGAGCCGGTGTCGATGTTCTGGAGAGCGATGATGAAGCCGACGACGTTGCCGATGAGGCCGAGCGTCACCAGCCAGACCTCAGTGCGCTCTAGGTGCCCTGTCTTACCGAGGAAGACGCCGACCATAGAGGCAACGAACACCGCTGTGATCAGATAGCTGATGTGCGACACGTCATGGGTGAAGACGAAGCCGACGTATCCCAGCCACCACGCCCAAGCGAGGAAGCAAAGGCCGGCGAAATTGAGGATTGCGAGCCGGATCATTGCGCCGCCACCGTATTGGAGCAGCGAGGAAGCAGCATCTCAGCCGGGATGATTAACATGGTGTTGGTCTCGTCGCCCGCCGTTGGGGAAGGGACGCGGACGCGCTTCAGGTATTGGCGCAAGAGGGGCGGTAGGCTTTCGAGATAGAGGCTCCATATCTGGCGGGCGGACCTTACTGCAGCCTTGGTGCGCAGGGCTGTCTTGCGGTCAGACTTCATCTGAAAGGGCTTGTGGAAGCCGAACATCGCGCCTGGATCGGCGCAAGCCTTGATGCCGGTGAATTCCGTAAACAAAAACATGGTACACGCGGACATGCACCAGCCATGGAAATGGATCTCGGTTCCGGCGTTCGAAAGCGCCTTGTAGCGCTGATAGTATTCCGTGACGGAACCGCCGCCGTCGTTGGTGATGTGAACAATGGGCGGGGAAGGCATCGGCGCAGCGTGCGCACGAATGGTCAGGACTACAGACATGAACATGGCCAAGGCCAACGAAGCCAGCAGAATCGAAAACGCAACCCAGAAGCGCGGATGTTCACCCACGGCGGTATTCCTTCGATTTGAGGAGGGTAGGCTTAGTCCCGGTCGCGATCCCGGCCGGAGATTTTCCAGTAGAGCTGGACGAGCAGATACAGGCAGCCCAGGATCGGGAGCATGAGCGCGGCGGCTTGCGAAACTTCTGCGAGCGAAGGCAGCCAGAGCGGCGAGATGACGGAGGCGGCGGCTACAGTATTGGTCACTTTTTCCACCGTCATTTTCCCTCCAAAACGGAGGCTGCTTTCGTCAGCGCTCCATGGCGCCGCGCGCAGATTAGCAATGAGGTTCTGTCCTTGGCCCACAACCGCGCGATTTCGCCCTCTGTGAGGTCGCGCTCGGGGATGGCGACAACGCCAGCGCAGGCTTGCTTGAGCGATTGGGGGATTTTCGCGGTGACGGGCGGCAGGACGGAATGGCGATTGAATGAGGCGCAGCCGGAGAGCGCGATAGCAGCGCACAGGAGAAGGATCTTCATCGGCCTACCCCATTGAGCGCCTTGGCGACATTCTTCGACATCGCCGGCTTCTGGTCCGCGCCTTCGGTGTGGATGGCGGTTTCCAGCGCGACTTGCGTCTCGGCAAGCTGACCCTGAAGTGCTAGATTGTCGGCCTCGATCTGGTCTATCTTGCGCTGATCGGCGGCGACCTTGGCGAGCTGCTTAGCCTGGTCCTCTTCGCGCTGCGCCACCCATGCGGCGCGTTCATGCGATGAGCCATCGGCATAGCCCGCGTTGTATTTATGGGCGCTCCAGAGCAAGAACCCGCCACCAGCGACCAAAGCTATGACCGCATAGACGACTAGGCTGTCTAGACCGAGCGCGCGCGCTATGGCGGCAATCATTTCGGCATCCCCCAGAAAAAGCCCGCAAGAACCCACAGGACGATGAGCAGGCAGACGATGAAGCCTATGGTCGCGAGGCCGGCATAGAGGACGGTTGCGATCGCAGCAGCCATCAGCGTAGGCCCTTCCGGCAAAGAGCCGCCTCTTGCAGCCGGCGCGTCACAAGGCCCTTGATGACCTTGCCGCCAGCCTTCACGAACGAACCGAACGTGTTGCAGGCCGCCACGTAGTTCTTGGCATTGAGCTTTGCCGGCATGGATGACTTGCAGAAGCCGCCGACGCCGATGTTGTAGGTGAGCGAGAGTTCCGCGACGTAGATTTCGGCCGGGATGCCATCGGGGTCTTTGAGGCATGCCCGCATGCCGGCCTCATGCCTGGTCAGGGAATCGATGAACATCACGTCGCATTGCTCGCGGGTGAAGCGCATGCCCTTCTTGATGCCGGCCGTCTCGCCGCGACAAGCCGTCCAGACCCCGATCACGTCCTGATAGGCCACAAGGCGAAGGCCCTCGTAGCCGCCAACCGTGTTGACGGCGAGCGTGCCAAGCGCCGTCAGCGCCCCGGCTGCGCCAACCAGGCGTGTTCTCGTTCCCATGGGAACCTCTTGAGGTCGATGTGAATTGATGCGAGAAAGGCTGATGACAGAAAAAGACTCTCTCGAACCCCGCCCCTCAGTTGACGCTGAGACGTTGAAGAAGATCAGAGAGAGTCGAAAGGCTCCCGTCGAAGGCTCTGGCGCTTGGGGCGACCTTGCGGCCTATCCAGAGTACGCTCCGAGCGCTAAGCCGCCACGCCCTTGATAAGGTTGCTGATTAGGCGCTCGGATGAGCGGCTTTGTAGGCGGCTACCGTCGCCGCATCCCAGACGATATTGGCAATCCGGCGCACCTTCGCGGGAAGCGTTGCCGGGTCCATGTCGGGCGTGTAGACGACGCGGGTGATCCTCCGGCCAATGTCTTCATTGGTGACATCGTCATAAACGATGCGATCCATGCGGGCTTGCAACACGCCATCCGGCAGGATGTTCATGGATGTTTCTTGTCGTTCGGCGAGTGCCATCAGATACCCTCACACATGATAGACACCGATTACGCGAAACGTTGACCCATTGGTCGCATGCAGAACGCCGTTGGCAAGTAAAGTTGTCGCGTTTGAGGTTGCCGCCGCAGTGTTGCCCTCGACGACCAAAGTCGTACCGCTGACGCGAACGAGCATGTCGATGTATGAAGTCGTGGAAGCGCTCCAGCGGACAGGGAAAACGCCCGCGCCACCGGCAGATGTGAAGGGCAGCCCCGTGACAGTCAGATTATTTGCTGTAAGCGTATTCCCTGACGTATTCAGGATCAGAGTGATATCGAACTCGACCAATCGGCCGACTTTTGTATAGACGCCGGTCTGGTTTGAATATGAAAAGGTCGATCCGCTTGCTGAAAACGCAGGGGTAAACGTTCCTTCCTCATAGTCATCCAGGTCATTAGCGCCGGCAGAGGCAACCTGAGTTGCCGGGAAGGTGAGTGCGCCGCCAGTCAGCGACGGAACGCCCGAGAAGACGGCAACGCCCGTAACCGTCGGCGCCCCAGCGAAGACCGCTGCACCTGTTCCGGTTTCATCAGTCAACAGAGATCGAAGATTGGCCGAATTTGGTGTTGCGACGAACGTATCGAAGCCCGATGCCCTGGTGATGGCCGCCCAAGACGTAAGCGCCGACGCGAGCGGCTGATAGAGCGTATCAAAATAGGTCTTCAGCGTGGCCTTGATGTTGGCCCATGTTACCTTTTTGACGACGTAGGAAGCGGCGCTATCCGCCAGCGGGAATTCATCGGCATCGGCCGGCGTCGTCTTTGCCGTCGCTCCATGGATGTCGGTCCCGAGGGCCGGTGAAACCGTTTCCAGCGGCGCATGGACGGCGTTGCCGCTCGCCAGCAACTGGACGCGGATTTGCGTCCTGTCACTGATGCTCTCGATCGGGATGGGTGTAGAGACCATAAGACCTCAGAGGCATTGTAAAGCGCCCAAGCAACACGCATATTGTTGTTATGCGGCTCGGCGTTTTACTTTCAATTTTACTAATATTGGTGGCGGATCAAGCATCCGGCAGCACGTATGGCTTTACCGGAGCTTGGCCGAAGGGGTTCCGCATCCTCTGCCAGGACCATCCCGAGCAATGCCAGATCAGAACGGTGGCCAAGCCAGTCAACTACCTTCAGTGGGAAAGCACGCTAGAGGATGTCAATCGAGCGGTTAACCGCTCGATCAAGTATCGCCTCGACGTAGAGGACCACTTCGATGACGGCCCGGAATGGGGCGACTGCGACGATTTCGCGCTGACCAAGCGGAACATCCTGCTCAAGCGCGGATTCGATCCGTCCAATGTCCTGTTCATCTATGCCCATCTCCATGGGGAGAGCGAGGGCAACGACCACAACGTGCTTGCGATCCGCACTGACCACGGCCTAAAGATCATGGACAACATGACGGACGAAATCTACGGCTTTGACCGAATGATGGTTGATTGGGCCTACATGGAAGGCATTGAAAACCCAAAAGCATGGCTTTCTGCTGACTAGCGTCTACGCCGACCACGAGACGACAACCAGGTCATCGCCGCTGTCGGGGTTGCTTCCGGGGTTGGCGGTTATGGTGACGGACCCCGTGCCCAACCCTGATACATCAGCACCCGACGCGTGAATTGTCAGATCTTCTTGATACCTTGACGTTGCATTGGTCCACGTGGGGTCGATGGTGGAAATGTTTGTTGACCCCGTATAGCCTGCAAGCACAAAGCTCGGAGCGGTAGTGGCTATATTTACGATTACAGATCCAGAGGTTACTGATTGTTCGTCGCTGCCGGTAGCCACCACCGTGCTGTATTTGACGAGGCGCCAGACACCGAACGACACCGCGCCTGCACCACCGCTAAGTGTAATAGCCACCGTTGCCGTTGTTCCCGTAGGAACAATGGCGCTGATAATACCCACCCCAAGTCCGGTAACGCCACCTGTATGCCCGCGCTGAACGTGGATCGTTGCGGCCATCCCGCCGATCGTCGCACTGGTGATTGTTCGGTGGGAGGAGAATTCGTTCCAGTGGACTACTACAGCTACTCGGCGGCTGGCTGTTGCGGCCCCGATGTTGGCTGTTGCGGAGTATGGGAAACCAACACTGTCAATACGTTCAATGAACGCAGCCGAACGGGTCTCTCCGGACGCCGGAAAGCTTGTGAAGCCGGGGAGCATCAGGCCACCGCCTGGATGAGATTACCGAAGATGCGGTCGGTGGCAATGATGTGATAGAACAGCAGATCATTGGCACCAGCGGCCGTGCTGAGTGTCGGAGCTGTTCCGCCGGCGAATTCCCAGTCCGTGCCAAAAGAGAGGGTTCTTGATCCCGTACCGTCCTGCGCGATACGGATGACACCGGACTGCCCAACCTTCTCATTTGTCGGGTTCCCGAGAGCTCTGTTGCCGCCGAGCGTCACCACAGCATTGATGAATGTGGAGAAATCAACAGCGATCGTCGCTGCATCGGTCAATGTGACTTCAGCAGCGGCGCCCCACACTTGATCCACGACAAGCGAGCGCCCCGTGTCGGTGCCCACCCTATATTCCGCTGAGGTGGCGAATTCCGAGACACCCTTGCGCGTCGTGGTGGCTGTGACTGCCTGGAGGTTGGCGGGCGTGATCGCCCTCGCGGTATCGGTGCCTGTCTGCGCTTCGGCATCCGTCGCGAGTTCGAGGAAACCGGCAAACGTAGAAGTTCCGCCAAGCGCCGTGAGATTGCTCGGGGTTAGAACGCGAGAAGTGTCTGTTTTGGCCTGCGCTTCTGCATCCGTGGCAAGTTCGACAATGCCAGAGGCCGAAGTCGTGGCGGCATTGATAACAACAGTCGGATTGACCAAGATCCACCCGCCTGCCGCTGCATTGGCCGCAGTCGAATACTGCACCAGATAGACACCGCCGGCCTGGATTTCAGCACCAGAGAGGGCAGAGTCGCCGCTGGTGGTCATCTTGCGGATGGACTTGGCGCCAATCGAATTGACGTTGAGAGTTGCGGCGGTCGTGTTGTCTGAGGCTGCTGTGAAGGCAAGGAGTCGGCCGTTCGCATAGGTGGTGAAGGCTGAGTTCGCCGTCACCGTGAGCGCATCTGCCGTACCGCCAGCAGTGAGAGCGCCGCCGATATCGCCAATCAGTTCCGCAAGGCGGCCCATCATCTGGCGTGCGGAATTGTTCACCGTGGATGGGGCTTGTCCCTCAACCCAGTTGATGCCGCCGTCAGAAGTGGCGTTGCTTGCGGCGGTCGTGGACCAGTCGTAGATCGATGACATCTGGCTATCCCAAGAGGCGCTGTTTCAAGAGAATGTCGGAGATTGGCGTGGCCTGAAGCTGCTTGAGCAGGCTGTTTCCGGTCTGGCGGGCGTCACCCATCTGCTGGAAGCGAACTGGAGGCGCGTCGGGCGTATCGGCCAGTTTGGCGAAGAACTTTTGGAGTGGGGACTTTTCGTCTGAGGCCGCATAGGCTGCGACATCGGAGGGCACATCAGCAAGGATGCCGCCAGACCCACCGAAGGGCGCTAGGCCGGGCGCCTCGTACTTTGGCGCAGAACCTTCAATGCCGCCACCCAAGCCGCCGCCAGTTTGCCCCTCGACTGCCGAGCCATACCCCCCAGGTTGCGGGTTGTTCTGGACGAATTGGGCGGCCTCGGGGCTTAGAGGAGATGGCGCATTCCCGATGCCCATCATGCCTGTAACGCCCTTGGCCTTTGCCCCATACCATTGGCCCCAGCCCTTCCGCTTGGCTTCATCGAGAGCGAAGTCTATGCCGCCTTGCCAGTTCGTGCGCGGGTCTACGCCAGCGGCAACCGCCCGATCCCCCAAGCCAGCACCATTCCCACTGATGTAGAGTTGGAATGGACCGAACGAGTTTTCGAGGCGCCCGAAACGAGGGTCTTGGCTGCGCGGTGCTGGCCCTTCGCCATGACGGAAAGGATTGGCAAGGCCACCCTCACCACTCGCCACGCGCACGGCAATATCGGGATCAATGCCGCGCGCGGCGGCGGCCTGCCGGATGTAGGCTTCAAGGCTCATTGATGACCTCGGAGAGATGTACTATTTGTTTGGGGATGCAGATCGATCACGACCCGCAGGAACCGCCGCGAGACAGGACCGGCAACGGCGTTCTATGGCTAGCTGGGGGTATGGTTCTTGTTCTGTGGCTCGGGTTTTACTTCTTCGACATGCTTGACTGGCACTCTGCCGCCCTCGGGCTTGGGTCGGGCGTCGTATTCGTCGTGATCATGACAGAGATCACCGGCAATAAAGTCCCGCCGTGGATGCGCCGCTAATTTCCTGTGACTGCCAAAACGCTTGCCGGCCCGGCTATGCGCGACAGGACTGCGCTGTAGATTGCACGGCGGCCAGAGGCATTGAGGTTACGCGCGGTGCCCGTCGAGAGCAGAAGCCGAGCCGCAGCCGGATCGGTCTCCATAAGGGACTGCGACAGGCGGGTAAGGACTGACGGCGGCAAGCCGCGAGACTCGTTGAGTGCCTTCGTCACGCCAGCTATGACCGCTGCGACGGGCCTCCCCTGCATCAGGTTTGTCATGATGGTGGGGTCGAACTTGTTCAGATCGGCAGCATCCGCGAGATTATCGGCGGTCTTAGACCCGCCAAGCGCCGAATTGGCCGTCTCGAACATACGCTGTTCACGAGCAATGCGCGTGCCCATCTGGTCGCCACGTCCCGGAGCCGAGAAAACAGGGAACTCCTGACCCGTCTTCTCTGTCATCAGCATGCGCGCCTTGTTGGTTGTCGGCGAGTTGGATGCGCTCTCAACCTTAGCGATGAGCGGGTCCACATACCCAGCCCTGAATGCACTCTGTTCGGCGGGACTAAGCCCGTTGAAGGTCTGGATATTGTCTGGCGCGCGGGTGCGGCCCGATGCAGCGGCGCGGCCAGTATCAACCGCATTGATGGCGTTGCTCTGTGTACGGAATAGGTCGTTGGCCTGCCGGTAGCCCGGTGATGCGCCCTCTAGGGCAGCGTCCAATTGCCTATTGATCTGTCCGAGGATACGCGCCTGGTTGCCCTTCCCCGTCCGAACCGCCGTTTCGATCTGGTCTGCGATATCCTGCTTCGCTCGCAAAACAGAGTTGAAGTCGGAAACTTGGGACTGACCGTCTGTAAGCAGATTGCGCGCACGACGCACTGCGCCTTCCAAGCTGTCATCCGCGATACCAGAGCCAGGATTGACCAGCCTGTTGACGCCCGGCGTCAAAACATCATTGGCAGCGGCAATCGCGCCAGATACATCCACAGGACCAGCGCCTTGACGGGCAGCGGCATAGTTCACATCAGCAGCCGCATTGCGGGCGCCGGTCAGGGTCGCAGCGCGTTGGACTGCCGTATCGGGCGCAGCGAACCCCTCCGAGAGAGCGTTAGCCAGCCGATCGCCCTGGCCCATCTGACGCTGCTGCAAAGCCTCAACAAGAGTTTGCCTGCCTTCATGCGGGTTGCGCGCGGCAGTCGAGAGCATACGCTGGCCGGCATTGCCGAGAGCGTCAGCCAAGGTGAACATGCCCTGATTGTCGGCCTGCGCATCAGCCAGCGTTTGCGCTATCTGAGCAGGAGTGCGCCCCGAGCGCGACAGAGCTTCTGTCAACGCAGCATCGGCATAATTCTGCGGCTGGAGGCGAGCCATGATCGGCGCGATCAGCGGCTTAGCTGCAGCAGAAGCACCAGCCACCAAATAGGGGGCAACCGCGCCGCCAGCCAAGCCAGCAGCGCCACCAAGCAAGCCACCCTTGGCGCGATCGGCGGAGTCGCCGTTGGCATTGCCTGCACCGAGAAGGCCGCCATATAGCGCCCCATCAAGCGCGCTGCCGAGGGCGACTCTGCCAAGCGTCCCACCCGTCTGTGCCGCGTTCAATCCAAAGCCAGCGCCACCCGTTGCAATGCCCTGTGCAAGACCGCCACCGATCTGGCCGCCCAGATAAGAGCCGAAATTGTCTGCCTGCGCCTTCGCGTCATCGGCGCGCATTTCCTGCAGGACTTGCTTGCGCGGAACGCCAATAAGGGCAGAGCCGAGAAGAGAGGCAATCTCGTCGCCGAAGCCAAACGTGGTAGAGTTCGCAGCACCCATCGCCGCCGATCCCGAGCGGCTATAGTTGTTGGGGGAGAACCCGGGAACGCCTGCCGGCTGGCCAGTCTCGGTATTGACCGGAGTTTCCCGCGAGGCACCGTTACGGAGAGCCTGAGCGCGGGTAATGCCAGCCTGAGCGCGTGCGGAGGCTTCGGCTGTGCCATCGCTCTTGAAATCCTCCCAGGGCTTTTTGCCCTGAGACTGGAATTCTTCCCACGGAAGCGGCATTTAGTTCGCCTTTTCCCAGTTCGAAGGCTCGGAGGGATCGCCGCCCTTGAAGCGGTAGCCGTAGCGGGTTTCTCCCACGGTTGGGGCCTTCTTTGGTGCGCTCTGCGGGCCATTGGCTCCAGGCGTAGTGGTTCGCTGTGCGGGGCCAGTCATAGCCGGGACAGGATCAGCCGATTGATAGAGGCTCTGGACGGCAAGCTGCCGATTGGCCGCCTTTTGCTTGATCACATCCTCGCCGTCGCCGGGCTGCGGGAAGTACTGCTGGCGCGCATTTTGGAATTCGGATTCGCTGATGGCCGCGCCCGATTCACGACGGAGGACGGCATTGATGAAATCGCGCTGCGCCTGGTCGAACTGCTGGTAGTCGTTGCTGACCAGATAATTGCCAAGGCCGAACGGCGCCCCAGCCATTGCATTCTGCCCCATTGACGACCCGGCCGCCGTGACATTGGGCTGAGATACGATTTTGTCCGCCTCCTGTGCGCGGACGGCAAAGCCGCCCGCCTTGCGCATGTCCTCGCTGTATTTCGGCCCAGTTACCGGGATGTTGCCGCCCTGTTGAGGTGCCTGCTGCGGCTCGCCAACAGGTTGGGACGGGCCGCCATTCGCTGGCTGCTGATAAAGCCCCTGTGGCGTCATAAAGATGATTTCGCCGTTCGGGCCGGTTACAGTCTTGCCTGCGGCGACGTTGGCCGCCTGCTCCTTCGTCAGAAGTCCCTGGCTGATAAGATAGTTCAGGCCCTGAGCGTCCACGCTCTTGCCGGTGAACATTTCCTTGCCAGTGTTCTGGTCGCCCGGATAAACAGGCTGGCCAGTATCGACATAGCGCGGCGTGCCGTTCGCGTCGTTTCGAATCTCACGCGCCTTCTTTTCGCTGAAATCCGCCAGCACCTGATAGGTATTGGGATCAACAAGGCGTCCGTTAATCTCGATCGGCTTCTGCCCTTGGGATCGCGCGAGGATGTAGGAGCGCAATGCACCCTTATCCGAAGCAAGCACCGTCGCCGTACCCGGATCGAGGCCTTGGGACTGAAGCCAGCCCACCGTGCGATTGCGCGCGGATGCTTTCGGCGCGAAGATATCACCGAGGATGCCCAAGCTGCCACCATTCGAGGCGGGCGCGGCCTGTGGGGCGCCTTGCGGCATCGGCTGGGCCTGCGGAGCCTGCTGGGGCGCGAACGCCATTGGCTGGGCTGTCTGCGGCTGCTGTGCGCGAAGCGCATTCGGGTTGTTGTGATCCCCGACCTGCGGCACGCCCATAGGCGCGGCCTGCTGGGTGCCGTTCGGGTTCAGGATTGCAGCAAGGAGCGACTGAAGGTCCACCGCGAGACTCCTTTAACCGGCCATCGGGCCGCCAAGGCCGCCGCGACCATTGCCGCTACCCCCATGCCTTTCTTCGACGGGCTTCTTTGGTGCTGCCCCAGGCGCGGCCATGGCGGGAGTGCGTGCCAGCATCCTTGCAACGGTCGCGGCCTGCGCCTGCTCAACACTTGGCGACAGTCCCGGATACTGGGGTGCCGAGATGGGGGCGATCGGCGTCTGCATGTAGCCATGGAACGGCGCGTTGGTGCCGGGTGTGACGGCGCCCATCGGGGAGGCGCCCATCTGCGGGGTGGATTGAGTGGAGCCGCCCATTTACTTGCCTCCGAACAGGCCGCCGATGGCCCCAAGAGCGCCAAGCGGGTTTGAGGATGAGGAATGCCCGGTCTGCGTGCCATAGTCGCCAGCCGCACCGGCTGCAGCCTGTTGAAGCAGGCCAAGCCGGGTCCAGTCCTGATTGTCCTGCGCGTACCAGGAGCTAACAAGGTCACTGAGTTGCCGCTGCGCCTGCGTATCGAGCAAGCCGCCAGCCTGCAGCGTGGCATTCGCCCCGGTGAGCGCGTTCTGGAATTGCTGCTGATCCTGGCCCGACATCGCATTGGTTGCGCTCAGGGCACGATCGAGGCCGGCATTGCGTGATGCGTCCAACTGGTTGTTGGCGGCCAGCATGTTCTGGCTGTCCTGATTGAACTGGTTCATCAGGACGTTGGAGCGGATGTTGCCGAGCTGGTTGGTGAGAACGCCGGTATTCGCGCCCGAACCATAGCGCCCTGCCCCGGAAAACTGGCTCTGGACCTGTGATGCCGTCTGATCGAGCTGACCTTTCAGCGCATCGTTGAAATACGGGTTGCCATTGGCGAGATAGGAGCCATTGGCCATATTCTGGAGATTTTGCTCCGAATAGGACGGGCCGGCCGAAGCGGCGCCAATTCCTTCGAAGAGCGGACGGGTGCCAGCCGTGTTGGTGTTCGCGCCGGCCGTGGCAAGCTGGTTGATGCCGCCAACCGTCGTGCCTGACAGATCGGCTACAGTCGGCCCGGTATAGGTGTTCCCACCAGCGCCGGAATTGTAAATATTCTGCGCTTCGGTGGCAGACTGCTTGAACAGCGGTTCGGCCCATTTGGGCGGGCTGTTCGTCTGCGTCGAGCTAGTGGATGTTCCCATCGGCTTCTACCTTGGTCTTGCGGTAAAGCACCGCGAATGGCTTGTAGCCGTACTGAGCAAGGAGAGGCTTCCAGCCCTCCCGACCCTCCACGGCGAAAACTCCACAGTTCTGCTGTTCGGCCCACGCTTCGACGGCGGCGCACAGTTCAGCCGCGTAGTTATGGACATCGCGCCCGGCGAGGTCGCAGAGCGTGGCAATTCTCTGGCCGGTTGCATCGACGGTTCGAATGGACGACATGCCCATCGAGACGAACCTGTCGCCCTCAAGGATGAGCCAGAGCGTTTTTCTCCCGCTCAGGAACTCCTGAAACAATGCCGCCGTCGTGACATCGCCGGGGAAGCGATCAGCTAACCGGCCCATCTCATGGACCACATCGGACAGATATGGCCCGAGCCGATCCAGATTCCATTCGCTGGCGTTGTAGATCGTGTATTTGCTCAACGCCGCCCCGCCGGCTGCGCTGTGATGTCTACGCCCTGCGCCTGCGACCAGTCCTCGCCGGCAGGGATTGTCACCCTCACTCGCTGGAACCTGGCAGCGCTCAGTTTGTCGAAGCGGCCCGTTGCCGATGTTGCAGTGATCTCCCCAGTGTAGGAGACCGTCTGCCCGCGCTTGAACCGCGTCCCGATCGCTATCGTGCAGTTGTCATTGTCCACCACCGGATAGACCGACGAAATCAACGTCACGCCGCCTGTGATGTCGCCCTGCTCCTGCGTGGTAATGACGGCCTCTTTCGGCTGGCCGTTGAAGAAGCCCATCTGGTAGGTGCTGTTGAACGCCGCAAGGACAGGCGCGCCGCCCTGCCAGACCTTGGAATCGAGCGAATAGGGCAGAGCGTCGAGACTGGATGAAACCGCATCCAAGCCCTCAAGCGTGTAGCCAGCCGTCGCGGCCGGGAAGATGCCGTAATTGACCTGGCTGGCCTTCGACCAACGCTGAAGCAGCCAATCATAGGTCAGAATGGTGTTGAACGAGCCCGTTCCGCCGATGTCCATGGTCCAGTAGGCGCGGGAGTAGAACGGATCAATTGCCCCAACCATCGAACCGATGTCGGAGGACGCCAACTGCCCGAAAATCGTCCTCGAAACCTTCTCGAAACCGATATCGGCAATCGAGCCATCCGCCGCGATCTGGAAAAACGAACCCTCATCCGCGAAGAAGGTATTTTCACCCCGAGAGGCGATCGAATAGGGCGATTTTGCGCCTCGTTTGTCGTGGATCTTCACGAATGAGAAGATGATGGACGAGCCGGGAACGAAGGTGCCCAGATAAATGGCCCGCTCCATGAAAATCAGCGGGTTTGTCGCCCGCGATGATCCTTGAACCGCCCCGCCCTCCGGAAAACTCTGCGTGTCCGAATTGTCGGTGCCGATCGTCCAGCCGGTGATATCGTTCAGTGCCGACCAGTGGACCGCGCTAGCGTCGGTGGCGAGCTGCATCAGGCAGAGGAAATCGCCCCATGCCTTGACAAAGGCTGCCTTCGGAGGGGAGCCGGCCAGATTGTCGAAATCGGTCGAGACGCCGAGGTGAAAGACCTGTGGATTGTCGTTGATGTTGACCGCGACGACGTACTCACCAAACTGCTCAAAGCACCACTGCGCATCGTCGTTCGCGGCATAGGTCGTGGCAGATTTTGACACGTCCTCCCAAGTCAACGTCGTGTTGTCGAGCTTCCACAGCTTGGTTGCGGTGCCGGCAAAGGTGCTTACCTGTCCGCTCAGGCTGCGCGCCTGGAAATAACCCAAGGGCTTGGCTGATAGTGCCGAAGTCAGGGCGGAAAAGTCGGGGAACGGAATATAGGAGAAGGTCGAACACAGGACGTTGGACACGTCGCCTGTCGTCTGTCCGTTCAGTTCCGCCTTGTCGGGCTCCCATGCCGCAAACAGGACAGTGGTCACGGATACCAGCCAGTGAGGTTGTTCAGCGGCCACCAACGCTGGCGCTGGAGCATCGTATCGACGGTCAGTGATGCCCGCTTGTTCTTGGAGATCGCGGCGCGAACCGATGGCAGGGCGCTATTGAGGATAGAAACCCACCGTGCGGCGGCAGGATCGTCCTGAATGAAGATCCCACCCCAGACGAGAACCGCTGCGAGATACACGTCAGGATGGTTGGTCAGCAGCCAGTTGGTCGGCGCGCTGTCCGAGAGGGCGAATTTCTGGCGATAGCGGAAACGGAATGGATAGGCCTGATCGAGCGGGCAATCAAAGTCGATATTGGTCCCATCAATCGCCCAAAAGCGCGGGAAGCCAGAGTTCACGCGGTAAGGAAACGTGCCATCGGCCTGTGGCGTAAGTTCCACCTCATCGCGGCTGGCCTCTGCCAAGAAAAGGCCGATCGGAACGACGCAATTCAGCGACGAAATGTCGATGGAGCGGGAATCGAGCGTCCCGGTGATGGTCGCGTCAGTCTCGACGGCGCCGATCTCGCGGTTCAATGCCGCTTCGGCCAAGGAAATGCATTCCTCTGCCTGCGTGGCGACATCCGGCCGCGTCATCCAGTTGGAGAGCGCGGTCTTCAGCTCTGAAAAGTTAGTGATTGCCATCTGTCAGCCCTTCGGCAGGATCACCCCGGCGCGACCGTCTTTTTGCAGTTCGCGACCTTGGCTCTTGGCCCATGCCGTGACCTTGGGGCCGATCACGGCGTCACTGGCGTCGTCGTAGAGAATGACCTTGCAGCGCTCTCCGAAGCGGTCGAAGAAACCCATGCGATCCCCGAGGACGCGTGGCGGCCCATCGACAAACGCCAGCCCGAATTCCGCCGGCAACTCGTCGGTGAGGTCGTACCAGCCGTCCTTGAGATCGGCCGTCACAAGAATGATGTTGTCCGAAACCCCAGCAACCGCCGCCATCTGCTCAAGCTTCTCGGCAAAGTGCGGGTCGTGCTCGATGCACCAGACTTCTTTGCCGGTGGCAGCCATGGCGATGGTCGAGAGCCCGGAGCCGATTTCGAGAACCGGACCATCTGAAGACCGCGCCAGAGAAGTGGCAACCTGAAGCACGTCGGCCGAAGCCGCCCATTTGTTGCCGATTGAACGAAACGCCTCTTCAAAGGTCGAGAGCTTTGCTTTCCTGGTCTGGATCTGCTCAACTATCCACGCCAGAGACGTCCCATTGCGGCGCCGCAGAGACGCGCCGAGCGTGTCTTTCAGCACAGCCTTGCCGCAATGGCCAAGCTTCAACTCCGGGATGGCAAAAACCTTGCCGCCCATCTCGCGCCAGACCATGCAGAAACGGATGTCGCCGCCTCGCCGGCCACCGCCGTAATAGTCCCGTTCGAACAGGACTGGGTGCAGGCCGTCGTTCTTGAGGAAATGCTTGGCGGTGGTGGCCATGTCCTCAAGCACGCGGCGCTTGATCTTCATGAAGCCGGTCGGAAGCCCTTCGACTTCCAGAAGGCCATCCTCATCGACATCGTTGACGCCGGTCAGCATACGCACCGGCATGTTTTCCTCTTCGCTCTCGCGCCGGTAGGGATAGACCCCGCCGACAAGATCACGGTCGGTCTGGCAGAGCGTCACCAGAGCATCCGGTTCCCACGACACATCGGCATCGAGGAACACCAGATCGGTGCAATCGGACTTCAGGAAGTCGCCGACAACGGCATTTCTGCCGTCATCAACGTGGCAATTGCCTTGAAGAAGATAGTAGGCTGACTGAATGCCCGCCGCCGTAAGCGCCTCTCGGCTTCTGGCGATGGAAAACACATAGGATGCATCCGGGCTGTCATAGACAGTGGTGGCAAGCATGACCTTCTGCCCGGAAGCAGAAGGCCCGGCATCATAATATCTGAAGGACACCGGGCCTCGCTTTTCAGGTCGTGACGATCAGGCCGAGATTGACCAGGGCAACCATCAGGCGGTTGGCCTTGGCTTCATTGAGCGTGGTCGTTGCCGTCGCGGTGTTCGGCCAGGTGACCGAGGGGCGCGCGATCGGCGTCGAGAGGGCATAGAATGCCAGTTTGTCCGTTGCGGACTGCCCGATGCGAGTGCCGGCCGGGCTACCGTCAGAGAGCTGCTTGACAGCCATGGGAGTGGTTCCTTGTGAATGGAGGGAGAAAACGGGGCCGGAGCCCCGTCAGGATCAGGTGCCGCTGATGCGCAGAGCCAGCCGGGGATCGATCGCCTTGACGCCGTACAGGATGTCCAGACGCCAGGCGCTTTCGTCGTTCACGCCGTCATAGACCGGGATCACGCGAACGCTGGTGCCCTTGTAGGTCTGGCGGGACACGTCCACGGCGCCGGGAGGCGACACGAGCGGGACCGAGACCAGGGCAAAGGCGTTCTTGGTGAACATCATGTTCTGACGGTAGTTGGTCGCCGCTGTGCCGACAGCGGTGATCGCTGCCGTGTTCAGGTCGGAAGTGCCCGAAGCAACCGCGACGTTCTGGAAAGCACCAGACCAGATCATGGCCGGATAGAAAACCAGCGTGTTGGAGCTGTAGGAAATGACCGTGAACTGCTTGGCGAAGCCCAAGTCGGCCTTCGACACCGGGTTGACCGCGTTCACGTTGGCAATCGTGAACACGTCGCCGGCATTGAGGTTCAGCGACGCAACCGTGATGGTCTGCTGCATCGAGTCCTTGACCGAGGCGTAGGTCGTGGTGGCCGAGGTGATCGACTGGTTGACCGTGCCGGAGACATCCGAACCCACAAGATGGGTCGGGACGTTCTGCGACATGTAGGTGTCAACGCCGCCGATCATGCCCAGCGAGCCGTTGCGATAGGCGCCCTTGGCCGCGTCCTGAATGTAGAGCGCGGTCTGCGAGCCAAGCAGGCCCCAGTGATCGGCCGGCGACAGAACGGCGCTGCGGCCATCTTCCGGCACAGCATATTCGTCCAGACGCTGGGGGCCCAGCGCGAAGTCCGCGTAGCTGTTGATCGTCTGGCCGGCGGTGCCGACCCAGTTGGGAACGTACTTGTAGAGGCCCATCAGGTCACGATCGACCTGGTTGGCAAGCTGGACCATCGCCGGCTTGATGATGCGCTCGGACAAGTCCTCGATCTTCAGGGTGAGGTCCTGCGACGAGAACTTGAAATCGACGCCCTTGCGCTGGTTGACGACAATCGTGGTCTTGCCTTCCACGGCGTCCTGAACGGCCATGACGGCGCCGTCGCGGACGGTGTAGTCGGTCGGCTTGCGGATCGAGATCGTGTCGCCGACGTTGTAGCCGTTGACCTTCTTGTCGAACTCGTTTTCGTAACCGCGAAACACCTGTTTCGCCATCACAAGGTTGTTGTCGAGGATCATCACTGCCTCTTTGGCAATGATGTCCGCAGTCAAAGTGGTGTTAGCCATGGTAGTTCCTTCGGTCGGCCTTGGCCGCGCTGGGACTGGACGTCATCCGACGTTCAATCGAGGGTGAGGTTTACCGCCTCGCCGCTTCCTGCTTCTTGCGGTGCGCTGCGTACTCCTCCATCGACATGGCGCTCAGGCTCTTGGCGGCTGGCGGGTTGGCCTTGGCCGCGACGACCTTCAGAGGCTCAGTCGGCGGAGGTTTTGGGGCGGATGTTGCTGGTTTGGTGTTGAGGGCCTGGTGGCCGAGCCATGCGAGATGAAGCGTGCGGTAGATCGCGGGGTTGTATGCCGATTTCAGCATGTCCCACGTAAACCCAAGCTCCTTTGTCGCGAAGTCCGTGACCTTCGCATCGATCTCTGGCGTCCAGCCCTTGATTTTGGTCTCAGCGTACTGGCGGGTTTCCTGTAGGCGCCTGGCAGAATCCTGCTGCGCCTGAACAGTCCTCGCGTTCTGCTTTTCGTTCAGGTGATTGGCGACCTGAGAGCGCGCCGCCTGCAACTGCTGCCACTTGCGGAACCCGGCTTGGGCGGCCAGCGGGTCCGTCTGTTCCCACGCGTCCCAGTCCACATTGTCGTAGGACTTGAGGTCGCCATCAATGGCGATGAGCGCTGCGCGGGCGTTCATCTCCTCGTCACTCGCCTTGAACTGCTGGTCGAGACGCTGCGCGCGCTCTTCCAATTCCTTGCGAGTGGCTGCGACTTCCTGGGTCTTGCGGGTATAATCGGCATGCATCAGCACGCCGTCCTTGAGGCCTTTCGGCCCCTTTATTTTCTTGCCGTCCCAGTCGAATTCCTCAAGGTCTTCGTCTGGCTCGGGTGCTTCGGGCGGTTCGCCGTCCGCGAGTTCCGGCGGATTGGGCTCCATCTCCTGTTCGATTGCCGGGGCTTCCGGTTCTACTGGGGCAATAGGTTCCTGTTCACCGTCCATGGGTGCACTCCTTTCGGTTGGTGCAGTTGAAAAACTAGGCGAGCAACGCGTCTATGGTGGGCGCGAATGCCGCTGCCCAAAGCTGTTGCCCGGCATCGTTGAAATGCACGATGTCGATCCAGTAGGTCGATGACCACGCCTGGAACTGCGATATCCCGTCGAGATCGACCAGAACCGTCCCGGTCTTCAGGCTGGCATAATTGGCCTTGAGCCATGTGTTGTAGTCGATGCGGGCCTGGTTCTGCGGCGCCGTCGATGTGTCACGCAATGGCACTGTGGCGACAACCAGAGTTTGGTTCGCATTGAGACCAGATGCGTAGGTCTGGATGGATGTCTGCGCTTGCGCTGCTGTCTGGTTGGCGGTGAAGTCGTTGATTGCCGGGCCGCCCATCACCACGATGTTCTTGGTGTAGGCGGCATCGTAGAGAGCCGCTACGCGAGCGGCTACGTTGGTGGCCATGGTCGAGAGCGTCTGACCGCCAACGCCCATGTTGACAGCGTGGATGGATTTGCCTGTGCTGCTTAGGTATTTCTTGACCCACGTCTCGTTCAACGTGCGGCCGGCGCCTTGTGTGCGGCTGTCCCCGTCGAAGATGACGAGATTGCTCGCCGAAGTGAGCACGTTGCACTGAGCGTAAAGCGCGGTCTCAACCAGGAGGCAATCCGCGTCAGAGAGCGCGGCGTTGTAGATGACGATCGCTATGAGGTCGAATTTGCCGTCGAAGCTGGCGGTGGACGAATGGCTGCCAACGGCGATGCCGGTCTCCGGGCCGGCGGTGGGCGCCGTGGAAAGAAGCTGTGTCGAGCCGTTGACGGCGAACTGCTTGCCGGCGGCACTACCCCTCCAACGCAAGACGTGAGGTTGGGCGCGGGGCATCTTGCGGGTGGAATTGAATGGCGACGAGTTGTTGCCGCGAACGCCAACGTTGGTGGTCTGAGTGAACAGGGAAAGCGTCGTCGCGGTGTGCGGCTGACGGAAATAGTAGTTGTCGTTGAACGAGTGCGTCGGCGCGAGGAGGAAGAACGAGGTGAACGCCGACTTTTCCGTTGCCGGGCCAGTGGCACACACCATGTTCTTCGACGTGACGCCTACAGCGAGATCTGAGCTGTCGAAGTGGACGGCTGGACAACCGGCATACTTGAGATTGCTCGCGGCAGGCTGATTGGCCTTGGTCGCCTGGGTGATATGGTTGCCGTTGCCGGTCTGATCGTAGAGCGTTTTCCAGTTGTGCGTGCCGAGGCCAATACCCGAGACGTCGGCAAACTTGGTGCCGAAGGCGACGTCCGCCTCCACATCGTCAGAAATGCGCTGGGTTCGCCCCGCAGCCCCAGCATAGGCCGAGATAAGCTTGGACGTCCCCACCACGAACGACGGGGACGCTGAAACGGTAGGCAGATATGTCGGATTGGGCGGCGCTGGGGCGCCTCCTGCGCCAAGCCCCATGCTGCCCAGACCGCCAAACCCTAGGCCGAGCATGTTAGTAGTTCAATCCCACAATGTTGGTGGCCGTCGTATTGGTGGACATCACCCGATCGCATTTGAGCGGGATGATAGTGCCGGCCGGCACACCGGAGAACGTAACAGCGGTGCCGTTCACCGGGCGCAAGGCAAGATCGCCAGTGCCGCCGACATAGACGGCGTTGAACAGGACCGCCGTGCTGTCGCTTTTCGTGACGGCGGTCGCATTGCACGCCGTGATGGGCTCAACTGGGCTTGCCATTCGGAACTACCTTCGGTTGCGCGGCAACGGCTGCCGCGTGCGTCTGTGCCTTGAAGAACTCGATTTCCTTGTCGGCCTCGATCTTGGCGGCGGCGACTTCCTTTTCGGACTGCAGCTTGAGCAACTGAATTTGCTGATCGGCCTGCAATTCCGCGATTTTCGCGCTCTGGTCCTGCTTGAGCTTCTGGTTTTCCTCAGAAAGCTTTTGCACCTGAACTTGCAGTTGTTGCATCTGCTGCTGCGCCTGCTCAGGGAGCTTGCCCGAGGCCATAGCTTCCATCTTCTCAGCGATCTTGTCGGCGCCTGGCCAATCGAGGTTCTTCGCCAGCTCAGGGCCGACGATCGGAGCGGATTCGGGGAATGCCCGGATCATCTCAGTCATCTGCGCTGCCGCTTCCTCGCGCCTGGAGGTGAAGCTCGGGCCTGTCGTGACAGTCAGATCGTACTTGCCGGCCGTGAGATCGTGCATGGCCATGATGGCCTGCTGCGTCTCCGGATCAACCATTGGCTGGCCAGTCTCCGGATTCTGTGCCGGATAGGGCTGGTTGATTGGCTTTGCCTGCTGTTCGCCGTCCTCGCCGATCACGCGGATGACGCGCTGGCCGGAATAGACCTTTGGAATGAGATCGATGAGGATCCGGCCCGTATGACGTATGGCACGGGCCATATTGTCGATGAAATGGAAGGTTGAAACGTCGCCTTCGCGTTGACGGGCCATGATTGCCCGGCCTGAAGTCTCATTCGAGCGAGCCCCGAGCGAAGCGTCATAGAGTCCGATGATAGACTTGATATCGTCCGAGGCATTCAGCGCCTCCTGAAGCGCGCCAGCGGCCGTTCCCATGTCCAGGGGCTGCCTTTGCGGCGGCTGCTTGCCCTTGGAGTATTCGAGATAGGCGTGGCTCTTGGTGTTGGCCGTCTGCCAGCGGTCCTGGTCAACGTCGAAAGCGCCCTCTTCGCCGATGAAGGGAACTTTCGGGGCAAGCGCGACCAGTTCGGTCGAAGCCGTGCGCCAGTAGTTGAACATGCGCTGGGCATCGATGGCGTTGTGGATCAGCGAGCGGAAGTAGCGCTTGCCCTCCACATCGAACTCATCCCCATAAACCGGGATGATCGGGATATAGCGACCCGGCCATTCCCTGGTTTCGAGGATTTCGGCGCCGGTCATGAAGCGCTGCGTCACTTTGCAGGACTTCGACACGCGCTCGCCGGCAATCTGGACCACGTTGGCGCTCAGGAGCGTCTGAAACTCGGGCGTTTCCAGATCTTCCTTGTCGTGTACTGACCCATCGGAGAGCAGCACGATCGGCCGCTCGATATCCTCACGCGTCCAGTACTCGGCAACAGTGACGGTCTCGCCATCGCGCCATGCTTCGCCGCATGACTGCCAAGACGTATCGTCCCAATCGACTTGGGCCTTGTCGCCCCATTGAGCCTTGAATTGCTCCTTGGTCAGGCGATCGACAACGAAAGCCTTGTCCCAGTCGGAACTGTCGGCTTCCCTTGAATTCGGATCACCGTAGACCGAGAACGGATTAGACACCCGCTTGATGCAGATGTCCATGTCGAAGGCGTCGTCGTAGGAATAGTCCATGCCGACGCGGATATAGCCAAAGCCGCCAGTGACAGCGCATTCGGTGGCCGTGTCGTAAGCCGTGTCCGCGTTCGAGGTGTATTCGATGTTGCGGATCAGTCCGTTGATGACATCGGCCGTCTCGGGATCGGCTCCACTATCGGCCGCATGCACCTTGATCGACGGCTTGTTCTGCCGCGCATCGTTGACGACCTGGCGAATGAAGGTCGGGAGCTTGTTGACCGTCAGGCAAGGACGCCCATCGATCTGCCGCTGCCTTACGACATCGGACGGCCACTGCTCACCGAGGCGAGCGAATGTGATGTCCTCCAATGCCGTGGTGCGATTGAGGTTTTCCGCGTCGAGACAATCCTGAAATGCGTCTTTTGCCGCCTTCAGGATGTCGTCATCGTCGGATTTCTTCTTGGCTGCCATCAGGAACGCTCGCGCTCGCTCAATATCCCCGCGGCAGCGCAGAGCACTTCAAGGCTTGGAACGTTCGGCATGATTTCCGTATCAGCGCCAATGCGCCGGCATACTTCTACAGCCTGCCTCAAGACATCCTCGGGCATATCTGCCAGTGCACCGTGAAGCTTCATCTTCAGGACATGAAATGCGGAATTCATATGTTGGTCATCCCATCCAGCCGCCGGCTGCATATCGAGGCTGCGCAGCGCGCTTGCGCTCGATTGGCTCCTCGTAGGCCACACACATCAGGCCGAATGCATCGGCACCGTGCGATGACCAGTCATGTTCGGGGCCAAGGCCGATATTGCGCGCCTCGTCAAACTTCTCGTGATACCAACCCAGCGCATCGATGCCGGCGGCGCATGTGGCTTCGTTGAACCAGACAGCAGGGAAAAGTCGCCTCGCCACCTCAACGCGCTTGAGCGCTGCGCCCTTGCCCTGGTTGGGCACCGTGCGAACCTTGAAGCCGGCGGCCGAGATATGATCCTCGAAACGGATCGCCGTTACCGCGTCCTCTTTGCTGCCATCATGAGGCAGAATGCATTCTGCCGAGCCGTAGCCCTTGGATCTCAGCCATTCGAGATGAGCGGCGAGCGGCTGCCTGACTGCCTCGTAATAGTCGAGAACCCGGATGGTCTTGCCGATGAACTGGCAAATCCAGATGGCCGTTGCGTCCCGAACCCCAATGTCCCACACCGCGTAGACCGGCAGGATTGGGTCACGTGAAACAACACCGATGCGGCCCTGCCGCCGCGCTTCTGCCAAGCTCCTAGCGTAATAGGCGCCTTGGAGAACCGTGGCGTAGTCGCCTTCCCAGATATGCGCGTATTGATCGGGATCGTCTCTGAGGCAGTCCATGCGCTCTTGGGCAAGCACGCCCGGGAACCAAGGATTGTCCGACCAGTTGGCGCGAACTACAGCGGCGCCGGTTGGTTTCTTCTCGCCCCTCAACAGAACGTCGATCGGATCTGATTTCCTGCGAGGGTTCCAACTCGCCCATATCTCAGAGCCATCGGCGCGGATTGTCGGGCGAAGCAGTGTCAGCGACGTAGTGGAAAGCGTCTGCGCTTCCTCGACCCAGGCGCGCTTGAAGCCTTCCAGAGACTTGATCGATTCCGCCGTATGGTCCTGCAAGCCTTGGAACAAGATCACGCCATCGCCGGGCGTTTCGATCTTCTCGTTGAAGATCTTGAAGCCGTCCGCAGTCCCAAGCCTGTATTCGGCCAGTTTTGCCTCGATCAGGCGCTTGGCTGAATCCTTCAGGCTCTTTTGTACCTCGCGAACACAGACCGAGAGCAGACCCTTTTCCGCCAGGCTGTCCTCGATCATCAGGCCGGCGAAGAAATGCGACTTGCCAGAGCCGCGCCCGCCGTGTGCGCCTTTGTATCGAGCTGGAGTTAGAAGAGGTTCGAAAACCTCCGCCGTCTCAATTTCCAGTGTTCGCCCGGACAAGGCGGCGCTCAATTACATGGACTAGGCTGATGGGATCGCTTTCGTCATCACCGACAACAGCCTGTGGTACTTTCCCGTCGATGCGATCGGCGATTTCCTTGATTGCCCAGCCTTCGCCGAGAAGTGCTTGGTCAACCAGCATTTCCGCGACTTCGCGCAGCTTCGGCTCGCCTGATTTGCCCGTCGCGGTGATCGCGATCTTCAGCATGTTGGCGAAGGACTTTTCCTTCGGAGGACGGCCAGCCATTAAATTGGCCTAACCGTTTGATTGTTCAAGATTGAACACATTGGCAGTTCCTTTCGGATTGTTGCCGGGAATTATCGTCCGATGAGATCCTTGACCATTGTCGGGAAGCTCCCGAACAAAAACCCCGCGCTCGTAAACGCCAGCTTCTGCAACGGGTCGCTGATTGCTTGGCTGGTCAGCGCCAGATAGCAAACCTCTAGGATTGTGCAGAAGCACACTACGACAAGCAGAATCCATCCCGACATGATGATGAACTCGGCTACACGGCCGATGGGAGGCGATGGTTCTGACATCGTGCCTCGCTTCAAGGTTCGAGCGGCCAGACCTCACAGGCTGGACTGCGCGCGAGTAGCGAACCCGCACCGGATGACGCGCTCTGGCTGCCACGTCTGGCAGATCGGGTTTGCAGGCGGCTCCACGAGATCAGGAGCGCTTACCCGTAGGCAATGCCGTTCACGGCGATGTCCGGAGCCTGCAAAGGGTGATTTGTGGGATTTCTGGCAACATTACCGCCAGTACGACGAACCTAGCATCTCGCGCGCACGACTGTCAAGCACCAGAAATTTATCGCGTCGAAAATTTCCACAGAATGGCCAGCACATCGAGATAGGAGCGCAGATTGTCGGTCATTGTATCGCGCTGCCGGCGCGTCTCCGTCAGTTCATGGATCGACATGCCCTGCCCTGCTATGTAGCCCACCAGGCGATAGGCATATTCGCCATGAGCCTTGAGCAGCGCATCGCGCGCCGACCTGAGTTCGAACCCGGCCTCTAACTGACGAACCGTGATCGGCTCCGATATGCCGCCCCCGTCTACCGGCTCCCTGGAATAGTCCAGCGCACCGGCTCCCGCTCCGCCCATGCGCTCCCACAGCGCGCGGAAGCGATCGGCCGCTGCCGTCTGTGCCTCGTCAATCACCCCCTTCGCGGCGAGTGTGGTAATGGCGCTCTCGCGGATGTTGATCGGCTGCTGCACATAGCGGACATTGGTCTTCACGCCGTCATGGTCCCGCGACCAGTTCGGGTTTTCGATGTTAGCCATGCCGATCTCGATATGCTGAGAGACGAACTCTGGCTTTCTCTTCGTCGCTGCCTTTGCCATACTGTCCCCGTTAGGATTGCTACCGAACTTCGCGAAGGACCCGCCCCATCTTGGCGCGTCGTTCTGGATAACGTCTCTTGGCCGCCAAGATTGACGTGTGGTCACGATTCAGGAGGCGGCCGATATCTGGCAATGAGAACGTCGTGCGCCGACATGCCCAGTAGCAGATGAAAGACCTCACGAATGCAATGCGCTGATCCCTGCGAGGGCTCAGGATCTCTATTTTCGTCACGCCGAATAACTTCATGGCCCGATCTTCGATCTGACGGAATATCCTTCCATTGGGCTTCACGCCCGCCTCGCGAAGCTCTTCCTGGATGGCATTGATGCGCTCTTGTCTTTGGAGCACTTCCAGCCGACGACGTTCCTTTGCGGCCTGTTCCGCCTCCCAGGTGGCGCGCTGTTCAGCCAACCGCAGGCGCCGTCGCTCCTCGCGCTTGGCGGAGCCGCGAAGATAGATGCCGCGCTCTGTATTCCGGTATGAAAAAATGTGCATGGGTTTACTCCTTACGCTCGTAGGGAATTGGCAGATTGCGTTCGATGCAGCGGCCGTTGGTTATGTAGCGCAGCGCTGTAGCCTCTGTGATCCGCATCATTTCGGCGATTGCTGCCGTGTCGCGGCCGAGCTTGAAGTGCTTATAGGCGCGGTCGTAGCGATGGTGGTCCGGGTGCGGTTCTTTGCCCGCATATGCGATGAGCATGACGCTACTCCGCTGTCTGTGCTTGTTTCGATTCCGGCCCGTAGACGATGCCTAGCGAGGCAATCCAGATTGCTCCGGTCGGGACTTCCTTGTTGGCGCTCAGCTTTTTCCACTGGTCGAAGTTGATGCCTTCGAAGAGGACTTTGCGGTGGGCATTCTCGGCCAAGCGCTTCTGTTGCCTGACCTGGAACGGAGCTAGAGGGCCGGGGAAATAGCGAGGTGCCGGGAGTGATCTCTGCGGTTTCGGGTTAGCGTACTCCTGACGCTTGCGGGCTTCCTGAGCGAACCTTGCGGGCGTCGGGGCGTAGTCAGCCGATTGTCCCTCGACAAGGCCTGCATTGAATCGCCGCGCCGCCTCAATGATGGCTACTGGTGATAGGCCCTGAATAGCCAATTCGAAGGCGCTGATCGTCAGGTCTGGGTTCCCCGCCGTCAGCGGAAACCCCTCCAACATCCGTGTCAGTTCGAGATACGCTTGCTGATCCATTGAACCTGTCCATCGCGACATCTGTGAAAGTACGTCTGCGGCCTGTTTCTCGTGGGACAGAGGCCCATTCGTCGTCCCAGCATTCGCCATTTAGCCATGTCGCCGGGTGCTTGAAGTCGATGCGCTCTGGCTTGAAGCGGATGTAATCGGCGATTGCCGCAAGCATCGTTTCGAGCGTCGTCTTGCGGATGGCTTTGTCGAACGCCGATCTGGCGTGGCCCTTGGCGACACGGCGCGGATAGGCTGACCAGAAAGCATCGAAGTCGGTCATACGAGTTGCACCTCTCGCCCATAGAGCGCGTGAAAGAGCTTCGCCTTGTTGATGAAGTCGCGGGTGCGAACACCCTTCGAGTCCTCTGTGACGAGCCTTCCCGTCTTGCTCTCGACATATTCGAAGTCGCCGACATAGGTGGCGACATGCAGGCTGTTGACGGTGAGCGGATAGCGGGGCTGCAGGCGAAGCGCCTTGATCTCCCCTGCCCGCTCCAGAAGCTTCAGTTCGCAATACCGATGAGCCTCGCGCTTTGACGCAAAGCGAATGCCGTCAACGGCTGTCGGCACATTCCGGTATTTTCGAGCCGGCTGCCTCATCCCAGCAAAGCCTCGCATGCCCTATACAGGCAATACGCCGCGCCAAATGCAGCACCGAACCCAATAAGCACGATAGGGATAAGCCCGCGCCAGAGGGGTATGCGGGTTTCTTCCTCGATCTCCGGTTCGTAGTGCCCGGTTGTGGTGTCGTAGTTGTAGACAAGCCCATCATGGGCGATGAAGCGGTGGTGTTTCATGGCTACAGCTCTCCCCGCATTAACTGGACAAGAAAGAAGCCGGCGCCGATGGCGAGAACCCAAAGCACAATGATGAGAGGGGCGCCGACGAGCAAACCCATGATGGAGCTGTCCATGATGTGATCCTCACTTGACCTGGATGTCGGGGATGATGACCGATGGCTTGAAGACGACGCGGTAATGGTACGCATCGGCTGATGCCGGTTCGATTTGCTCGGCGAAGAAAGTCACGTTGTCCGAAAGCCCGAGAAAATGCTTTTTGAACTGGCCCGGGCCGGTCTTGCACGTCACTGACAGTTCGCGTTGGTTGTCGAAGTTGCCGAGAGAGCAAAGACCTTCCACAGTCAGGATGTAATCGCCAGTGATGCCGTTGTAGAAAACGATGCGGCGCTGGATTTCGAAGTAGTCAGCCGCCTTTGAAAGATTGTTGGATGCCACGTCGGCATCCGTGCATCCTGCCAGCGCCGCTAGTAGACATGCGACAGCGATTGCCTTCCTCATCTCATTTCCCTTTCCGCGCCTTTCGCAGCGCGCGCCAAGCCTTGAGCCACCGAATGATGGCCTCCCAGAGTTGCATTGGTTTCCTCGATTTCTCGCGCTTCGCGCTCCATTCGCTCGGCGTCGTTCTCAATCCATGAACACAGATACGCGTACTTGTTACGCAGAAGGCGATACACATCCCCATTGGGGAATTTCATCGTCCGCCAGTTCTTCTGGAGACGCTCTGCTTGAGCCGGCGTAATGCCCGCGTCTACCGCCGCACGGTCGCGCGCTGCCGTCCATGTATCGCCTTGCCCGCGCCAATGGAGTTTGGCAGCGGCATTGAGCAGATGGAACGATTCCTCTGCACAGGCACTCGGATTACTCATGACTTCGCCCCGTTTTGGTACGGATTGGTACCGACTTGGTTCGGACATTTTGGCTTCCTCTTCGCTATGGTGTGTCCGTCACCAAGAACGACTAGGCCAGCACCGCTGGCGGATTGGGAAAGATGTACTTGACCCACGACAACTGGAGAGAAACGGAAAGCGTGGGTGATGCTGTTCGCCGCCTCACTGCAATGATCGACGAACGGAATGCGAAGAAACGAAAACACCTTGCCGGCGGTGGGTTTGCGCCGGCAGAAATTCAGGTTGGCAGCGATGTCCCCGCAGCCGACAGTGGCGGCCCGGCCAATGATGTTAAGAGCCGGGCCGCTCATGACGCTGCCTCCAATGGAGCTGCAAAATATGATTCAACCGCTGATTTGCGTGCTGCGATTGCGGCGTCGAGCGTATCGAAGGAGCCGAGATGCTTATTGCCAAACTTGGCGTACCACTTCGCCCCGGTCTTCGACTGGCGGCGCCTCACGCCATCGATACCGCTAGCGCTCGGCGCGACGGTTCGGTTAAGGACGTTGACGAGGCTTTGCACGTCTTGGAGGTTGCTGATCCGGTTATTGTCTCGGCATCTGTCTATGTGGTCTATTTCGAACTTTGGCATCTGGCCAAAAACATAGAGCCATGCCAACCGATGCGCGCGGTACGCCCGCCCGTCCAAGGTTATATAGATGTAACCTTTGCCATTCTTGGATCCGGCAATATTGCCAGATCGCATGGCATTCCATTTGATCGCGCCCGGCACTGGCTTCCACCTGAAAATGCCGGCCTCGGGATCGTAATCCAGGCGCGAGCGGAGGTATTCTGCGGTGATTGTCAACCTATTGCCCCCACTGGCTGCGTGTCTGGAGAAAGAGGCCCGCCGCGATGCGCAAGGGGTTAATGCGCTTCAAGCGGCGGGCCAGTTTACCGCTACCGCCGAGGGGGAGGATGACCAGCGGCAGCGGATTGGAATAGGCGACGGACGCGCGGCGATACTCGTTCAGAGGACCAACGGTTGCGCGCGTCCTGATGCTCCAGGATCGACCGCTGACTCTACAGATCGCGACACAAGGGACGCCCTGGAGGATTGGTGAGGGGGCCATTATCCGGCCCCCCGGCTGAGAGGTTCACCGTGGACGATGATCCCCCCCTGACTGAGCCCATCATCGTAACCGACATTTTTGCTACCGGCGTCGATGTCGAACGCGTCGATGGTGAGGTACGGCTGATTGCCTGGGTTTCGCACGGCGAGGAACATCGCATCGTCAATCGGCTGGTCTTGCCAGATGCCGTCGCCAGAGCGCTCATGCGTGATTTGAAGAAGGCCCTCGCCAGCGGGAGCAACTAATGTTGCGCCATCATAGGTTGCGGCCTGTAACCGTGCGTTACATTCATTTACAAAGCCGTTACCATTCCCGCAGATCGCTGTTAGTTCTTCTACAGGCGCCCCTTGCTGTCTTCCGCCATAAGCCCCAGCCTCGTGTGCGAAGGGCTTTGGAGGAAGAAAATAATGGGCATCATGCTTGTCGAGCCGACGATCGTTCAGGACATCTTCGTCAATGGCGTCTTGCCCGAGGACATGGGCGATGGAACGATGCGGTTTACCGGCTATTCCAAACAGCGCTCCCTCTCCTTCGAGGGCATAGACTACGTGGTGGTGAACCGCGTCATCATGCCGGTGCCCGCAATCATGGCGTCCATCAAGGAGACCATGAAGGCGCTTGGCGTCCAGTGCTGCGGCGGGGAGAGGATGAGGTTGCTGGCGCATTAAGCGACGGCTCCCGACTGGCGCGCCCGGAACCAATGTCCAATGATCGAGTTCCGGGTGGTGCCGCAAGCCTTGGCGATCTGAGCGGCAGTGGCTTTGTCGCGATTGGCCAGAGCCGTTTCGCGCACAGTCTCACGCAAATCGATATCGCTCGGTCCTTGGGACACTGCGACGAGTTTCGGTCGGCGTCCGGGAGACTTGCGCCGGTCCTTCCTCGGTTCCCGATGGGGAAGATCCATGTGAAGGGCCGCCCAATTGTATATTGCGGCGCCGCTGAAGCTGCGCACGCCTTCAACTGCCGCAACCGCAGCGGAAATCTCTGCCCAGCTTTTGCCTTCGGCATAGAGGCGTCCGATCACTTGCGCGCGAAGCGGCGACACAGACCAACGCGAGGCGGCTTGGCTCTTGATGCCCTTGGCGTTGCAGTAGGTCCGCAAACGTCCCGCAAGGGCGCGACTGCCGTTGGCGATCGAATTAATCGACTGCCCTTGCCTTACCAGTTCGGCCAGAGGAGCCAGTTCGTTTTCCCTGGAGAGAGAGATTTTCAGGAACTCAACGCCGCCCACACTCGCTGCATCGCGAAGCCGGGAAGAAGCGAGGCCGAGAGACTGCCCAGCCTCGCTAAGCGTCATAGGGTGTTCTTTGAGGAAATCCGCCAGCTTTTGAAGCGCTGCGTGATGCATCGCGCGCTTCGACTGGCCGCCGAATTTCTTCACGATCTGGCGAACGCGCTCTCGCGTGATGCCGTAGACCTCGCCGATGCTTTCCAGCGTCTCGCCGGCTTCATTTCGGGCGAGGATATCAAGCGCTCGTTCGTTGGGTTCACTCTGGGGTTGCCGCCCGCGCCTCTCCGGCCAGTCAATGCCGAGTTGTTTGCTGCGGTAGTAGAGGACCGAGAGATTGACGCCCAAGGCGTCGGCCGCTTCCTGCTTAGACAGACCCTCATCGCGGGCTTTGACGAGCAGCGTCTTAATAGCTTCCTGAAAGGCGTTCATTTAGGCGGCCTCCATGCCTTCATAAAGATCGGGTCGGAGATCCTTGCGGGGAATGCCCGTGGCTTTCTCGACAGCAACGAGATGGTCGCTCGGGACGCGCTTCCACTGAAGGATCGCTGCGTGAGTGATTTTGCAGGCGCCGGCCAGTTCAGCCAGGCGCCCGCGTTCTGCTTTGATCCATTCGGTGAGTTTTTCCATGACGCTTGCACGTTAGTCTGGCTAACGCCGAAAGGCAAGAACTTTTTGTTAGTTTGGCTGCATAGACCGATTTTGCCTGCGGGCGGATCATGCTAGGATGGCTAAACAGGTCAGAAAACAGACACTCCAGCGCCGTAGGCCGCGTCATTACGTGAAGCAGTGGCGGGAGTATCGCGAGTTGACCCAGGAGCAGCTGGCCGAGCGCGTCGGAAAATCGCGCGGCCTCATTTCGCAGATCGAGAGCGGCACGACCGACTTGACCGAGGAAATGATTTACGCGCTGGCCGACGCTTTCAATCACACGCCCGGCGACGTTTTCCGGGTGAACCCCCTGAAAGAGGGTGTCGTGGTCGATATCACCGATGCGCTCAGAGGAACGCCCGCCGATATCCAGGCTGAAGCTCTTGGCTTCGTGCGCGGTCTTATCCGGCGCCAGTAGCTCTTCCTCTAGGCCCATGACAGTTGGTGAAGCTGTTGTCCGGGCAAAAGGGTGACTAGCCCCGTGCCTTTCGGCATCCGAGGTTCGTCCCCTTGCTCATGACAGTCGGAGCCTAGCCGCCGCCACGGGCATCGACAGACGTACAACAGCGCTGTCGATCTTCCGCTACTTCACAGCCCTCTGGTAAGGACCGGCGAACACCCCTTCGGAATTTCGGGCTGGGGCTTCCATTTGTTCGCGCCCGGTGGTATGGAGATACCGCTTCACTGCGGTCGAAGTCGCCACCGTCTTTCCAACCTTTCCGACTTCGATTCGGCCCCGGCTCACGACCGGGGCTTTTGCTTTTAGGCGCTTCCCTTCCCGACATCAAGAAAAAAATGTTAGCCAAACTAGCGGACAGGGGTTTACATCCCGGCTGACTATGTTAGTGTGACTAACGAGACGACCACGAAGAAGCGCAAGCCGATCAAGTATTGCAACGGAACTGGCCTCATGATGGACACGCGCGAAACGTGGAGAATGAGATGAGCGAGACAGTAGAACCGCTAAAGGATGCAGAGATCGTCAAGCTCTGGCGCGAATGCGGAGGCAAGACGCAAGACTACTTCGGCAACCCGCGCTCACCGGAAGCCTACGACGAAGCCTATATCATTCCCGATCACGGCTTCATGCGGTTTGTCTCACTGCTCGAAACCCGCATCACAAACATTGCCCGTGAAACCGACGGACGCCTCGCCTTCAAGGCCGGCTGGCGAACGAATGCCACGACTGACCAGTCCCAGGAATATCTCGACGGATGCGAGCGCGTCGATTGGGAGGAGTACAGGGCGCGCGGGCTGTCTGCCTACCTCGATGGCCTGAAACCGGACTCCAAAGCCACCGCCTAACCACCACCCCACCTCTGCCACCCGGCGCCGAAGATAGGGAGATACGAGACACCATGACGAACCAGGTTACAGCTTGGCACTTTGCGGGGAAGACATTGCGTGGCGGCCTTCCGCTGCCGGCCGATGGAGCATGGCTGAGGCATGAAGGCGATGTCGAGATTTGCGCCTCTGGCCTTCATGCCTCCGAGCGCGTTATCGACGCTCTGCAGTATGCGCCTGGCTCCACGATCTGCCGCGTCACTTGCCGCGATATCGTCACCCGCCAGTCGGACAAGTTCGTCTGCCGCGAGCGCCGTATCGACTGGCGCATTGCCGATGGCGACGAACTGCTGCGCTCATTTGCCCGCAGGGCCGCCCTGTCAGTTATCCATCTTTGGGATGCGCCGGCAATAGTCAAGCAATACCTCGAAACCGGCGACGAAAGCATAAGGGCTGCCGCGTGGGCTGCCGCGTGGGATGCCGCGAGGGCTGCCGCGAGGGCTGCCGCGAGGGATGCCGCGAGGGATGCCGCGTGGGCTGCCGCGTGGGCTGCCGCGTGGGATGCCGCGAGGGCTGCCGCGTGGGCTGCCGCGAGGGATGCCGCGAGGGATGCCGCGTGGGCTGCCGCGAGGGATGCCGCGAGGGATGCCAAGCTTACCGAGTTCAATAGCCTTCTTGAGCAGATGCTTATCGAGCATCACGAACGCGAAATGGTGGCAGCCTGAAACCGTCGCCCGAGGTCGGCCGCCTAGGCACCAACCCCACATCATCTCTTCGCTGAGATGGAAGAAAGGAACAGAGCAGATGAGCATCAGCAAGGAAACCGCGATTGATATCGCTCTTGCTTACCGTGAGATCGAGACGGCGGAAGGCCTCCTAGCTGACATCAACAAAGCCGTCGAGCGGCGAGAAGTACCCGATGTCAGGGACGCGTTCGGCCGCTTGCAAGGTGGCTTCCAACTCGGCGTCCCGACAAGCGACACATCGCGCACGCTGTTCAATGTCCCGTGGAACTTGGCTCGCCCTATCATCGAGGCGCACATCGCGGCCAAGAAATCGCTCGTCGGCGCACTGAACGAAAAGGCGCGCGTCGAGATCGACCAGCCGGCCTAAGCCCCAACCATCCCCCATTCGCTTCACAGATCGGGGAGAGAAGGAAAACGAAGATGCAGACCGAATGGACAGCCGAGCAGCAGAAAGAGCACCGGAAGCTTTGGGTGCAGGCGCTGCGCAGCGGAGACTATGAGCAGGGTCAAGACTATCTTGCCAACAAAGGCCTGTATTGTTGCCTTGGGGTCGCCTGCGTCCTTACGGGCATGGATGACGACGAGCTTAGCCTCTGCGGAACTCTGAACGAATTTCCTCACGCCATGTCTTACTTCGGACTTGCGACTTGCACCGGCGAATACGGCGACACGTCCTTGGCCAAGATGAACGACGGCGGAAAAACCTTCTCCGAGATCGCCGACATCATCGAATCCGAGCCTCCCGGCCTCTTCGTGGATCACACCCCATGACTGTCCGCGTCAACCCCGAACAGGGCTTCCAGCATACCTTCGCTCAGGTGCGCGGGGCAATCCTTGCGACTGTCTCTGTCGATGAAGCAGATCGCATTGCCGGTGCATGGCGCATCGCCAGCCAGGAAGTGGATAGCTCGATCCTGATGGTTCGCGTCTACCGGCGGGTTCTGGCCGAGGCCGACGAGATGTTGACGCCGACTGTCCGCCTTCATTCCGAATCCGACGTGGCGCGGGCCGCAAGGCTCCTGCCTTGGCAACTGGCGGTCTACCTCGGGCATGTGCGGACCATATCAGAAACCGAAGCAACCATGAAGGCGCGCGGTATCCGGTTCGCGCTTTCCAGCGACGATTGGAACGCGTGATGTCGCCCGAACTCATCTGGATCGAAATGGCCAGACTGGTCGAGACAAGCACGGCCTGGGAGGTGCGCTTCAGGCGCTATGACAGGCTCATCGACTCCGGTCTGTCCTGTGAAGAAGCCGCGCAGATCGTCGCGCAGTCCGAAGCCGATGCGCTCCTGATGCTCGCCGCTCGGGCTGAGACGGAAAGGCAGGCAGCATAATGGATGCGCACACCAAAATGCTCAACGACGCGCTGGCCATGGCGGAAGCGCCACAGGATGGCTACGGCGCGGGGTATCTGGAGTACCAGGCGCGAACCATCTTCCGCGACCTGGCACGCATCTACGGTTTTGAGGGCGCCAAGGTCGTGTTCACCGAAATCATGCTGTCCGAAGCAAGCCGCAAGAGGATCACCATCGATGGCTAAGGCACCGGACCGCATCCGCGTTGCGCAAGACGAAGATGGATTTTGGACGTGCCGAGAAGCCGTTAGTGGCTCGCCAGAATACATCAACGCCGATGTCGCAAATGAAGTAATTAAAGACATCCTAGCAAGTCTTGTGGCGTCTGTCTCTCTTTTGAAGAGAGGGAACAAGAAGGCCGCACCGTCTGACAAGATGTTTGATATTATGATTTCCGACTACGAAAAGTCAATCGAACGCGCCCGGAGGTTCTTATCATGAGCGAGAACACCAAGCTCTGGGATATCCTTGGCAGGACCGACCCCGCGCACACAAAGAGCTTCACACGCGGCGGCGGCTTCAAGGGGACTGCTCTTAAGCCTATGTGGTCCTTCCGCCGCATGACGGAGGAGTTCGGGCCATGCGGAATCGGCTGGGGTGTTGGCGAGCCGACATTCCAAGTCGTTCCGGGCGAGAACCGGGAAGTGCTGGTCTATTGCACCGCGTCCATCTGGTATCGGCAGGAGAACACCGAAGCCAGGGTCTATGGCGTCGGCGGCGACAAGGTTGTGACGCACATCAAGGCCAACGAGCAATACAAGCGTCCCGAGCGCTGGGAAAGCGATGACGAAGCCTTCAAGAAAGCGTTCACCGATGCGGTAACGAACGCGCTCAAGCTGATCGGCGTCGGCGCCGACATCCACATGGGCATGTTTGACGACAACAAATACGTCAACACCATGCGCCATGAGTTTTCGGATGCGCCGGCACAAAAGCCGACCCGCCATTCTCTCAAGAAGGATATCGGCGACATCACCAAGCCAGACCGCTGGGACGAGTTCGAGCGGGAATTGCTCGAATGCACCACCATCCCGCAGTTGAACAAGTTCAAGCTGGCGTGGAGCGCGATAGCCGAGGCTCAGGGATGGCAGGACGGTGAGCTTGGCTGGCGCACCGTGGCCCGAGAGGAGATCAACAAGCGCCAGCAAGTCATCCTGAACGGACTGCCTGACGACGACACCTTCCCAGGCGATCGACCTTCGAACGGCAATTACGTCTCCACCATTCAAGCAGGCTGAACCAGAGAAGCCGGGGCCGCGAATGGCTCCGGCGGAAAGGCCAAGGGACATGGCAAAGCGATCAGACAAGCCGGTATACAGCTTCATCCGTAAGGGGAACTGCCTGGTTCCCGAGATGGACTACGATCTTCGCGCGCTCGACGGCGTGGCGAATGGCCAGCGCGTCCGCCTCGATGTCAAGGAATGGCGCAACCTCGATAGGCTCCGCGCCTACTGGTCGCTGCTCCATGAAGCTGTAGCCTCAACCGACATGTCGATCAGCGCCGAAAAACTGCATGAGGTTATCAAGCTCGAAACCGGACTTGTCGATCTGGTGCGCTTGCCCAACGGCATGACGGTCGCGATCCCCTCCTCCATCGCGCTGGATCGCATGGCCGAGCCCGAGTTTATCGCCTTCTTCCAGAGCGCCGAGGAATTCCTGGCGCGCGTCTACGGCTTTGTCAGCGAGAAGAGCGAGGCCGCATGATCCGCCAGTCCCGCCAAATCTGGCGCCGCGCCCACCCGGTAAAGCTCCCCAGCCGGGATACGAGCGTCCATGCAGAACTTGCAGATGCGAGAGCAAGAGAAAACCTCAAGCGGTCTCAGCTCTCCGATGAACTGGTCCAAGCGCTTTCATTCGTACTGAGTGAAGCCGGGTTTCTGAGGGAGGAGTGAGGGATGGCGAACCGCAAGGAATTCGGCTCCAAGGTTCGCAAGCAGGCGCTGACACGCTCGGGCATGGTCTGCGAAGCGATCGGTGACTGGTATGGCCTACCGGAAGGCCAGCGCTGCGCGCGCGACCTCGCTTACGGCGTCGAATATGATCACTACATCCTTGACGCGAACTCCAAGGACAACAGCTTGGAAAATTGCCGCGCCGTCTGTCCCGACTGTCACAAGTGGAAGACCGCAAACCGGGACACGCCGCTCGCCGCCAAGACCGTGGCTCAGTCCCTCATGGGCATGAAGACCCGCGTCAAAGTGAAGATCCCGCAGCGTCCGAAATCCCCCAAGCCCAACACCCCCAAGCCAGTCCTTCCCTGGAAGGCGATGTACGGAAGGATAGAGCCGTGATCCATTTTCACGGCACCCCGATCTCGCCGCGCTCCGAGCTCATGAAAATGGCCGGCAAGCACTTCTGCGTGTCATTTGCTGATGCGCGAGATGGCGACTGGTGTCTTCAGAATGCCCAGAGCGTCATGTGGGACAACGGCAGATTTACAGCCTTCACACAGGGCAAGGCGGTCGATGATGCCAAACTTTACGCCTGGCTTGAACCTCGCCTTGGTCATCCGCATTGGGCGGTAATCCCCGACGTAATCGATGGGTCTGTCGAAGATCAGCGGCGTCTCGTTGCTGAATGGCCATTCGACCTCTGGCTTGGCGCACCTGTCTGGCACATGGGGCTTCCAATAGACTACCTCCTAGAGTTGGCGGATCAATGGCCGAGGATGTGTTTCGGCAGCTCGGGGCGTTACTGGCAAGTCGGTTCGTCCGACTGGGAACGCCGCGCTGATGAGGCTTTCAATGCTCTAGCCAAACGCGGGCCGCTGCCGTGGATCCATATGTTGCGCGGCCTCGCGCTTGCTGGGGACCGCTGGCCATTCGCTTCTGCTGACAGCACCAACGTTGCCCGCAATTTCAAGAACGTCGGATCGGAAGTTGACCCCGAGCGGATGGCCCGCCGGATCGATTCCGTACAATGCCCGATCAACTGGGCCACGCGCCCCGAACAACAGGACATGTTCGCAGCATGAATACCTACAGTCACCAATTCTACGCTCGTTGCCCCGGCAGTGGGGATACGATCGAGTACTCCCTCAAACTCGAAACAGGTCGCACCGTCATGGTTGAAGATATCGAGAAGGAATGCAGTTTCCCAGAGCCGGCATATCATGAAGATATCGCCAACAAACTCGCAAAGATATTCGGCGGCCGGCAAACGATATCGGCCTACCACGGCTGCATTCACATCGAGACGGTACGGGTGCGGGCATGACCAAGCTTTTCGTATTAATGGCGACATTCGCCGCTACCGTCCCAGCAGCAAACTGGCTCATCGGCCACATCGGAACCGAATGCATCCCCAATGGCCCATGCATCATTCCGGTTGGCTTCGATCTCACCGCCCCGAGCGGTGTTCTAGTCATCGGCGCAGCTATGGTCCTGCGCGATGTTGTGCATGAGGCAGGAGGCGCGAAGGCTGCCATCCTCGCCATTGCTATCGGTGCGCTTCTGTCGTGGTTCCTGGCCCCGCCAGCGCTGGTTATCGCATCCGTCGCAGCATTTGCCCTGGCGGAACTCGCCGACCTCGCTGTCTACGCCCCTTTGAGACAGAAAGGCCTTGGCGTTGCTGTCCTCGCCAGCGGCATTGCTGGTGCCGTCATAGATAGCGCAGTGTTCCTCTGGTTAGCCTTTGGCTCGCTCACCTTCATTGAAGGTCAGATACTCGGCAAGGCCTGGATGAGCATTGCGGCGTTTGCATTCATGGCCATCCGCAACAAAACCGCACAGGTGCAGCCATGACCCCCACCCCCGCAGTCGCCATCCCAGAGACAACACGCGATCTGGAGGCGGATGCGCTGACGCCCATGTCTGGGTTTCTCATATTCCTCAAGGATATGCGATTTACCGGCTCATGGGATGTGCCGACGCTAAACCGCGCCATAGAAGTCGGCGAAACGATTGTCTCGCAGTCGCTCGCCTCCTCCTCGGCAGCACCATCAGGAGAGGCGGAGCCGGTGGCTTGGCGGTGGACGTGGAAAACCGCGACGGAAGACGACGGCTGGGCCTACACCGAAACCGCTCCCTCCGGGTTTGATGGCCAGCGAATTGTCCAGCCCCTCTACGCCACCCCCACCCGTCCAGCATCACCCATAGAACAGGGCGAGGTGGAAAGGCTGATCGAGGAATATCGGAACCTGGTCAAGACTGGTGCTGAATATGCCGCGAGTGAGTTGCGGCTAGCGCCTACATCAGCCTTCGAAATCTACATGGGCCATTTTCGCGACATTGGCCGCGACATTGAGGCCGCCCTTGCCGCCCTCCAAGCAGAACTTGCCCAGGTGCGGACGGAGCGGGATATCGCCGAAGGTACCGACCTTCTGGACGGCGATGGATGGGTTTTCTGGAATCCGGACAGCGGCGAGGAATATTCCCCAAATCACCCCGTAGAGAGCGGTGAATGCGAGGACGCTGAAAAAATCCGCAATGCTACCGCGCAAGAGGACTTGCTTTGGCAATCTATGCAAAACGAGTTCGCCAGAGCCGAAGCCCTCACCGCTGCTACCGCAGTAGCGGTGCCGGGGATGGTGCTGGTCCCGCGCGATTTCATTGAGTTCGTGAAGTCAGCGCCTGTTAGCAGCGGCGTCTGCTGTTGCGGCGACGACATGGAAACGCACCCTGAGCCGATATCGTGCGGTCACACACCTGTCGATCAATGGCACTATTCGTTGTCTCAGTGGCTCGACCAGATCGCCGCCGTTCCTGTGACTGAGGGCGGGCCATGAGCGACGACCGCAAGCACCTGTGGGAAATTGACCACCCGTATTACATGACGGAGGGCAACTACTTCGCCCGCGATTGCCATACGGAATTCAAAACCTGGGACGAGTTCCTAGACGAGTGGCGCGACAGCGATATGGACTACAATTGGTTCGTTCGCTGGGATTGGCGCGAAGGCGAGAATTGGGATTTGGGCGAATACAACGGTGATGACTACTACCGCCACGCCGTATTCCTCCTTCAGATGATCGGCCAGCGCAAGGCAAAGTTGCTTTCATTCGAGGTTTCGGTTTGTCGAGCCGATGAGCCGGCCATCCTCGAATTTCTCAAGCCGCGATGGGAATACATGAAGCTGATGTGGGAGCCGCTGTCCAATGCCCGCTAACCCCAACCAGGAGAGGGCCATGCCCGATGTAGAGCGAATTGCGGCCGAGTTGCGGGCGATCATCGACCACGACGCATCGCTTGGCTTGAAGCCGCCGCTGCACGCCGAAATCCGCGCTCTTCTAGACGAACTGGCACGTCAAGGCGAGGCGTTGAAGCTGGCGAGGGAGGTGATAGCACCCTTCGCGCTACTCGTTGAGCAGCAAGACGCGTCTGACTGGGCCTTCATCCTACGGGAGGGTGGCGATGAATCGGACATGGCGCACTACGCACCTGACAACGCCAAGGTGCATTCGTCGGGCGAGTTGCGCAATGCGCTCTACCTGACGAAGGGCGATTTCCGCAAGCTCGCGAAGTTCTACCGCGCCTTCCTCTCTACACTGGAGGGAAGTAATGGCTCCTGAGCGCGACACGCTGGTTCTTTCGCTCAAACTCGCATCAGGCGAATTCAATAGCGAGCTGCGAATTCCATTTCCGCTGACGCCAGACGAACGGAATCGCGCCGTCGAACGCTGGTTGGACTTCATGGCAACCGGGCTTCGCCTCAGTGCGGAAGCCATGGACGCAACGTTTCCTGCTTTACAGGGGAGGGAAAGGTGAGCCGGCCCGCGACAGAGTTCCCCACTGTATTCACACCCGGCATGCTCGCTGAGCGCTGGGCATGTTCGGAGCGGCATATCCGCAATATGATAGCGGCCGGCGAGCTTCCTGCCTTCCGGCTGGCGGGCAAGCTCTTGCGCATACGAGGGGCCGACGTGGAGAGGTTCGAATGCCAGACTGGAGCATCACAAGACTGCGGGGAGAACTCTGCCTCACATGGTATGAGGGAGACATCCGCCGACGTTATCGACTTGGAACCGATGACCCGAAGGAGGCGTCCCGCCGCGCCCCGGCTCGATACGCGGAGCTGACGCGGCCGAAGGGCTCTACTGTGCAGGATCTTTGGACGGCCTATTGCCTGGACAAGGAAGGCCGATCAGTCGTGACGACGATGGGCTTCACATGGAAGGCGCTGGCGCCGTTCTTCGCCGACAAGCAGGGCGAAGCCGTGACGATAGCCGAGTGCCGCGCCTACACGGCAGCCAGGCGCAAGGCTGGGAAGAAAGACGGCTCTATCCATACCGAACTTGGCCATCTGCGTTCGGTGCTGGTCTGGGCTCAGAAACAACGGCTCATCACCCATGCGCCGCATATCGAGCGGCCGGCGAAGCCTGACCCGAAGGAGGGATATCTGACCCGGCCAGAAGTCTCGGCACTGATGGAGGCGGCGAACGCGCCACACGTCAAGCTCGCAATACAGCTCATGCTCGGCACCGGGGCTCGAAGCGCAGCCGCGCTGCAATTGACCTGGGATCGGGTGGACTTCGCCCGGCGCATGATCCAGTTGCGCAACCCATTCGACAAGGCGCACCGCAAAGGCCGCGCCACAGTGCCGATAAATGACAGCCTGTTTACCGCCCTACAGGAGGCTCACAAGGGCTCACTGACGCCTTACGTGATCGAGTGGGCAGGCGGCTCCGTCAAGTCGATCAAGAAGGGCATAGGCACCGCAGGCGGGAAGATCGGACGCGATGACGTATCGCCCCACATGTTGAGGCATTCGGCAGCGGTTTGGCTGGCGGAAGATGGGCATTCGATGGAGGAGATTGCGCAGTTCCTGGGCCACTCAAATACGGCCATGACCTACCGAGTCTATGCCCGGTACAGCCCGAATTATCTGCGCCGGCTGTCGGCTTCTTTGGAGGTCTGAGGTTCGATGAACTTGCAGGGAACTTCGCAAAAGGGTATTAAGTACTTGAAAACATGGTGGGCGATGACGGGCTCGAACCGCCGACATCTTCGGTGTAAACGAAGCGCTCTACCAACTGAGCTAATCGCCCGCTCCGGGCCGGACCTTTAAGCAGTTAGGGCAGGCTTCGCAAGGCCAAATGAACAGGCGCCGCGTTGGCCGCGTGGCGGTTTTCCAGCGTAAAGAGGCGGTTGTCAAAAAACCTTCTCCAGTTTGCTGATAAGGTGCTTTGCCGCGCTTGACACCCGGTGGCGAACCCCTTATCCAGCGGCCCAACGACGAACACGGCTGACACGTGGTCGTCAAGTGCGCGGGTGTAGCTCAGTCGGTTAGAGTGCCGGCCTGTCACGCCGGAGGTCGCGGGTTCGAGCCCCGTCACTCGCGCCATTTCTTTCAGTGGCTTGGGCCCTGACTCTGCGGAAAAGCTTCAACTTTCAGGAGCCGGCTTGGGCCCGCTGCGGCGGCACGCCGGTTTTCGCCATTCAGGCCGGCGGCGTGTAATTTGCCGACATCTGGGCCGCCTCGGTGCCTTTCGATCCACGTTTGTAGATCAGGCCGACAACCAGACCGATATATCCAACCTGAAGAATGACCAGCGCAAGAATGGCCCAGCCGAGCGCCTTCCAGACCGAGCCGGTTTCTATTTCGGCCCAGATTGCCGTGATGAACGACGTTGCGAGCATGCCTACTAGAAACTGAGGAAAATACAT